TCTTTCCTATCCCTTACCATTCCAGGGAATAATTCTGTAAGCACCCAAATCCAAGCATCTGCTCGGTTAGGTGACTTGCTTCCATTGTAGCCATTCGTAGAAAACGAGGCAAGCTCATCTTCAAGGTCAAGGAATCGGCCAACGTGCCTGATTTTGCCTTGCTCATAAAGAAGTGAAAATGGTTCAGCGCGAACCACTTTGCCACGCGAAGCACTCACCGCTTTAAATGGAGTCCTTGATCGAGCCGACTGGATAACTTGCTCAACCATCGCGCCCCCGAAGTTAGTCTCGGCAACAACCAAATCAGCCTTGTGGCGATCATACGCAGATGCAGCCATGCGCCCCCAATTAGCAGGACCAGCTTTAATCGTTGCGTCCTCTAGTAGATAGGCATTTCCGTCAATACCCAATGCACCAACCACGATCCCAGTAGCATCATTGTCAGCATTATCGGAATCGCCAGCACCGCTAGGATCAACTCCAACAATAACCCTAACAAGCTCGGGGAGGTTTTCTTCATCGACTCGCCATTTGTCTATGTTTTCCTCGGAGAATAGCTGATTCGGATTAGCGTCAGCAAATTCACCCAAAAGAAAGCGTCTTTGTAATCTTGAACTCAGATTCTTTAAAGAATCAAGGTAATTATCTGACAGATTTTCCGCATTGTCTGAAGGATTTATCTGAAAGTTAGCGTAATCATCAGGATTTGATAATGGAATCTTTGATTCAGGATCGCGCTTTAATACGAATATTTGATATGTCCAATGGTTTTTATTAGGTGGATTGCAGTCAAAAAACATTTTTGGTTTAAGCAATTCATCGGGTTTTCCCTGTATCTTTTGCATGACTTTTTGAGCCAAACGAGTCATGGCGATGCCGACCGATCCCCAAACGATTTGTGAGGATTCGTTCAAATAGATGGTGACAAATTCCATACCAAGGATCTTTTCTGTCCTTTCTTTGTCATCAAGACCACCAAACCATACTTCCGAGCCATTTGGAAAGGTCACATACCAATGAGTTTTATCCAGCTTGTATTCCATTTGTGGGAAACAGAGCTTCATCACTTTTGGAAAAGTGTCATAAACAATGGAATTGACCACATGGTTAAAGCGAAAACGAAGGATTGCATGGCGAGATCCAGGCGCTTTCAATGCCCTAACTACAAGCTGACGCACCAAAAGAAAGGTTTTTCCTGACCTTGAGCCACCAAAAAGCATGATGTAGATGGCTGAAGATGCGAGTATTGCTTGGGCTTGTAACTGTTTTGTATGAAGTTTCACGCTTGTTCGTCAAGAGTCGAAATCATTACGGAGAATGGCGCACCATCTTTGCCGGTCACTTCTTGCTCAGTTTTATCGCGCCATCCAAGGACATTTTTTGCAGTAAAGATCGCAAAACTTGGAATATATGCCCCATTCATTGTGCCTTCGACAAGAATTGCCTCTTGAAAATCCTTGGCTCTTTTATAAGCGTAAGAAAATTCTGGGTGTTTTAGCTCGCCATCTTCGTTTGTAGAGGTTGCCCAGTCATGTAATGTTTCACGTGTAACACCGACAATCGTGGCAAATCTAGCAAGCGTTGGGAACTTGTTAGGCAGCTCTTGAACCTTCTCATCGCCATTCTTATCTCTGACAGTTACTTCTCTTGTCGGGGAGATATTAAAGAATTCAACGAGTTGATCGGCAAATTCTTCCTTATAGAGCGATGGTCTGCCTCTATCAAGTAAGTCTTTGGGATCTTTCTTTTTGGTCATTATTGGACTGACGCAGAATGGTTACGATAATGCTCAATGTCTTGAGCGATCTCAAGGAGGTGCTGAGCCATTGCTTCGCCCTTCATAATCTGCTGGCGATTTGATGGCACGATTTGAGCCATAGCGATCCATACGGAGTAAAACTGAGATAGCTTCTCATATTCGTTTGGATCAATTTCGTTTTTGACGTTTTCTTGTGTAGTCACCTGAAATCTATTCCTGTTTAATGGTTGAAAATTAGTCGTGCATTTTATTTCTTCTTTGCTTTGGCTTTTCCAGCTTTTTTAGCAATTGCTTCACGTTGAACTGCATATCCGATCGCTTCGGCCTGCTTTGGCTTTTTGCCTGCCTTGATTTCCTTGGCAATATTGGCAGAGCGAGTCTTTTCTGACGTTCCTTTGCGTAATGGCATTTTTTGTCCTTAAAAGGTAAAAGACTAGGGTTTCCCCTAGTCAGTTATTAGGCGATGCTTTGCCATTTAGTGCCATCGGAATAGAATACTGCGCCAATTCCAGTAGCGTTTGTGGTGATTCCTAATGATCCAGCTGCTGCGCCTGCTGGAACTGAAGTCGAGTTCGCAGTAATTGCAGTAGTCAGAGCATAGAATCGCGCTCCACTTTCAAATTTAATAAAGTTGACGATTGGCTCGTCATTTTCTACACCAGCAAAATAATTCGGCATGGTTATTTCCTTTTAGTAACTTTGGCCAAGACAGAGATTTGCGCTTTTGCTTCTCTCTGTGCTGCAGCCATTCTTGATCTATTAGCTTCGATCTCTTTAGCCCGTTGAAGGGTGCGGAGGTCATCTTGCGCTCGCCACTTCTTTTCTTCGGCATCCATGCGAGGCGCAGCAATGATTACTTCTGCTTTACTTGGGGCTTTACGAGCTTTAGTGGTGAGCGTAGCCATTATTTGACGTTGGTTTCTTTGATCATTGGGACACCGTTCGTCAAGTTAGGCTCTTTAACAGGGCCTTCAGGTGGAACGATGTATGGCTCATTACCAACTCGGCATTGCTGAGCATAGTCAGCAGCGCGTTGTAGGTGTCCAGGATCTTTAATTCCTGATTTGCCTGTTTTTTCTTTTTCAGCTTTGGATTCATAGGACATTTTGCCCTTTTCGCCCATGCCACGCTCTTTAGTGCGCATTTCTTCTTTGCTCATGTTTAACTCCATAAATAGATGAATTTAGCTAAATCCCACCCATTAGGGGTGATTAGCCCAACTATAAATCAAATCAAGGCATTTTTCAAAAGATTTTTTTTCTTCTCTTTGTAGATTCGAATAATCTCTTTCAGATCGTCAATGGTGTATTTTTTGACCGAATTATCCGATTCCAAAGCCTCAACACGCTCGATGCCAATTCGCTTGATCAATCCAATACGATAGTCAACCGCGCGCCCAGCTCCCCATCGATTACATTGCTTGCGTTGGCCATGAGCATTATCTTCATGGAATCGAATATGAGGGGCAGATCCAACCGATCGGTAATGGCCACAATCAAACGCACCTCCGACTTCATAAAATCCTAAATCCAATCCGCAACAAATACAGGGTTTTCCCTTATCTCTTTCGCGAATGTAAGCATTGAACGCGACTTGGGCTTCGCGCTTCCAATCTGACAGGGTTTTGTAGGCTTGTAGGCGCTTTTTTGTTTCAGCACGATCAATTCGTTGCTCTTTGGCTTTTTGCTTTGCTATGGCCTGTTTTGCCAACTCTACGGAGCATTCGACACCGCAAACTGATTGACCAAAGCGCTCTTGCATAAATCTTTCTTTGCAAAATTTGCAGTTTCGCTCTTTTAGCTTTAGTTTAATCATATGCAATATCCGAAAATTTAATTCCACGCTCAGCACCAAAAGCCATCATAAGATCAATAAGCTCGGCCATTTCTGATTTTGTCATTTTGCTAGTGCGCTGCCCACAAACTACAAAACCGCCATCGATGCCAGGCACTACCTTTTGACTTTTAAGCGATGCAGAAAAAACATCCTTCCATTCATCCGAAGTGAGTTTGTTTCCATACCAATTGACCTGATCGCTAACCTCGGCAAGCATTGCCCACATTTTTGCATTCTGCTCCAAAGATCGAGTTTTCTTTTTAATCTCGCAAATCATGTCCTCAGATGCCATTTTTATCGCTTGCATGGCATTTTGTTTGACTTGCGAATTAATCAAAAAAAAGGTTTGTTTATCGCTCATACTATGTCGGAAGCCTGAGAAATGCCCATGGCACGAAGGATTTTGCGAACTTTTCTATAAACACGCTTCAAAATGTCAGCGACCGCTTGATGGCTTATGCCTTCAGCTTCGGCAATCTCACGCAATGTCATTGGCTCATTATTCATCATTCCCATCCTTTTTCATAAAAGCTAGTATTTGATCCCGACTCGGTGCATTCTTGAACCTTGCTATTGACGCAAACATGATCTCCTGTTGTTTCCGGCTCGGCCTCGCGCTTTTCACCAGTCTCACACAACAAAAAAGGCATGACATATTGAAAATTCCCGATGAACCAAGGCATTGTGACGATTCGCATTGCATTAATCCCCTTTCAAGCGATTAGCAACCAAAGTGGCATATCCAGCAATATCATGCCAATGATCGTGAATATCAGGATTGCCATTAAGGATTCGCGCAACTTTGTGCATGATCATCTCAAGCGCTTCTTTTTGATCATCTTCAAGACCGCCATAGTTGTATTGAACGCTAATTATTGCTTTTAATTTTTGGCTGATTTGAGCATGGTCAGTAAATATGCCATGAGTTTTTTGACGCTGATCTAATGTTTCATTGATGTCCATTTTCTAGCCTTTCTTTTAATAATTTCCATGCGATTGCAGCCACTCTTGATACTTGTCCGTTTCCAATGGCTTTAAGTCTGTCCACTCGAGAGGCCACCCCATCAGCCACTCTACCCACGTTGGGTTCAGCCGGCCACTCGTATTTGGTTTTTCTTTGCTCATTACTACTTCCCCCAAATTGCTTTTCCAATGCTTGCAATCGGGATCTAGATGCCGACTTATTGCGTGACGTGAATCTTGGCAAACTGGAGTCGGCCACATTTCCATTCTTTTCTTTAATGCTTTTCTTGAATTGCTCCCTCCATCCAATCCAGTCGTGTTCGGAGTATGAAAAAAATTCTCGTTGTTTGGCACATATCCAAATTCTTTCTCTAAGATGAGGTGCGCCCACATTTGCTGCTCCAAGCACTCCCCATTCCGCATCGAACCCCATTTTGGCCAAATCTCCGAGTACGACTCCAAGTCCTCTAGAAGTGAGCATTGGTGAGTTTTCCACAAAGACAAATTTTGGTCGTACTTCGCAAATGATGCGCGCCATATGTTTCCACATTGAGCTACGCTTTCCTGTGATTCCAGCACCCCCCCGCTGCTGATATGTCTTGGCATGGAAATCCTCCAGATACGACATCAACAATTCCTTTCCAAGGTTTTCCATCAAAGGTTTGAACGTCATCCCAAATCGGGAAACTCGGCAGAAGTCCGTCATTTTGTCGGGCGCACAGTACGCTTGCTGGGTAGGCTTCCCATTCGACTGCACAAACTGTTTGCCATCCAAGCAAATGTCCCCCAAGTATTCCTCCACCAGCGCCTGCGAAAAGAGCCAACTCATTCAAAACCTCGCCTCCTCAAATTGAAATACTGGTTTATTGATCTTTTTTGCAACAATTTTCCAT